CGTATCTTTGAACACAAGACTGCTCACTATGAGCGCATGTTCATTGAAGTACAGCTGAATGATATGTTGGCTATGGCTGCACGTCTGCTTGATACTGAAGACATGATTGAGGTTGTCGATGAAGACAGCGGAGCACAGGTCTTCCAACGTATCACTAAAGAGGACATTATCGGCAAGGGTTCAATTGAGCCTATGGGTGCACGTCACTTCGCTGAGAGAGCTCGTAGGGTCCAGCAGCTGCAACAGTTGTGGCAGATCAAGGCTGGTGACCCAACAGTGTCTATTCACTTGTCAGGTAAAGAGTTTGCCCGTCTAATGGCACATGAACTTGGAGAGGAAGATTTGTTCCAAGAGAATGTTGCTATCTCTGAACAGGCAGATGCACAGAAGTTCCAACAAGAACTTGCTCTGGTTCAGGAAGAACAGCAAGCAATGGCAGTGGAGGAAGGCGTCTGATGAAGATGTACTGGCTCAAAGGCCACACCAAAACACAAGAACAAAAGGAGAAGCGTAAGGCTCAGGTTTTGACCTACCGTAACGCTTTTGACGACCTCAGGGAAGTCATCCTAGACCAATTCGCCAAGCAGGAGGCTGTACGTGAGTATGGTCCCGGCTGGGAATACAAGCAGATCGCTGCCAATGAGTACAACCGTGCTCTCAGCGACATCCTAGAAACTATAGACCTTAACCAAAAGGACAAGTAATGTCAGTATTTGACGAACAAGCGGCAACCCCCGCAAACGAAGAGACTACAAACAACCCAGAGGCCGGTGCGACCACAGAAACCACGTCGTACATTGAGCAGCTGGTAAAAGACCGTGGAGAGACTTGGAATGACCCAGAGGTTATTGCCAAGGGGAAGATTGAAGCCGATACCCATATTGCGTCCCTAGAGACACAGTTGGCAGAGCTTCGTCAGGACCTAGCTAAGCAAGACTATGCTGCTAAGCTACTTGAAACTCTTGAGACCAAGGACCCTGTACCCGCGCAGGAAACACCTCAAGCAGCGTCACCCGATAATAGCGGCACTAATTCCGACGATACCAGTCAGGCCATTAGTGAGGACGACCTGAAAGCCCTTGTTGAAGACGCACTAACTAAGCGAGAGAAAGATGCTACCGTTAGTCAGAACATTGCATCAGTTGACAAGTCGTTGGCTGATAAATATGGAGCTGAAGCTAATAACATCGTGAAGCAAAAAGCCGCAGAACTTGGATTGCCGTTGACCCGAATGCAGGAGTTAGCCGCCGAAAGTCCTACCGCCTTCATGGCCCTTATTGGTGAAGCGCAGACTACCAAGGTTGATATGACCGCTGGAAGCATTCGTACCGAAGCAGCTGGTGCACAAACCACAGGTCAGAGGGACTGGAAATATTACCAAGACCTCCGACGCAAAGACCGTTCCTTATACTACAACCCCAAGACACAACAACAGATGGCTGAAGACCGTCAAAGACTTGGGTCAAGGTTCGGTATGTCATAACCTTTAACATGGAGTTAAAACAATGTCTGGTATGAACACTACCAATAGTGCTCTCTTGATTCGCGACGAAATCTGGAGTGCCGAACTTAAAGAAATCCTGCGCGACGAAATGTTTGCACAGAAATATGTACGTATGCTTGACGGCTTCCCTGATGGCGATACGTTCACCATTCCTTCGATTGGTCAGGCGCAAGTCGATGACTATGCCGAAGATACTGCTGTCCAGTACCGTCCTCTTGACACTGGTGAGTTCCAGTTCACGATCGATGAGTACCTGTCCAGCGCAACCTACATCACGAAGAAAGCTAAGCAGGACGCATTCTACATGAACCAGCTGGTCTCCCGTTTTGTCCCTGAGATGGAACGTGCGATCATGGCTCACTTCGAGACCACTACTCTGGCTACCCCTGAAGTTGGCGTATCTGCTAACTCCAATGAAGCAATCGACGGTATTGAACACCGTTGGGCTGCTGGTGGTACTGGCGCTGTTATCGAAGTAGACGACTTCGCCCGTGCACGTTATGCTTTGAAGAAAGCTAATGTTCCAGATCGTAACTTGGTTGCTATCGTTGACCCATCTGTTGAGTTCACTCTGAACACCTTGACCAACTTGGTTAATGTTTCTGACAACCCACGTTGGGAAGGCATCGTATCTGACGGTATTGCTTCTGGCATGACCTTCTTGAAGAACGTGTATGGGTTCGACGTATATTGCTCGAACTACCTGAAAGACATCACTGACTCTGCTCTGCCTACCGCTGCTGACGCAAACGTAGACTTCAGCTCTGTCAATGGTAAGGCCAACTTGTTCTTCTCTGCTGACATGACTGCTAACCCATTCGTGGGCGCATGGCGTCAGGAGCCTGATGTCGATTATGACTACAACAAGGACTTCCAGCGGGACGAATATGTCATGACTGCACGTTACGGCGTGAAGTTGTACCGTCCTGAAAACATGGTTCGCGTTGTTTCTAAAACTAACGTATAATTTGACATAGAAGGAGAATATTATGTCTTGGACTAACGCTGACGGCTTGACCGTCCTTATGCACGAAGAACAGGGTGAAGTACAGACCAACGGCTCAACTGCTGTTGGTGTCCGTAAGGCTCTGGTTGTAGACTTGGAAGACGCTACCACTCTTGGTGCATCTTACAGCACTGCTGCTGGACCTACTGACGCTTTCATCCCTGCTGATGCTCTGATTGTTTCAGCGCACTTCATCGTGGACACTGCTTTCACCTCTGGTGGAGCGGCTACTTTGGGTATCGGTCTGTATAACTCAGCCGGTACTGCTATTGATGCAGACGGCATCGATGCTGCAATCGCCCTCGCAGCCCTTGCAGATGACTTTGCAGTCGTTTGTGATGGTGCTCTTGCTGACGGTACGCAGAACGTAGGAGCAGCTAACGCATATGTTGGTTTCAACTACGGTACTGCTGTTCATACCGCCGGCTCTGGTAAGTTGGTGATTGAATACATCGACTGGAGCTAATAAGCACACTGGGGCCACTGGAATACTGGTGGCCCCCTTTAATTACAACTCTTGGAGATTTCAATGGCTAATATCAACCACTCAACCCTCACAGACCCGTATCTTCATGAGCCTAAGGGTGCAGCAGCAGCTGGTGTTGGTAAGGTTTACATAGCAGATGGTGCCGGTTCTGGTACATGGAGTTATGTCCCCGGCGGTTGGGGCTACTACTCAGACAACGCTTCAGAACAAACCTTTAACACTACTCCCGCAAAAGTTTCAATTGACGGCCTAGGCTCCACATCAGAAGAGTCATATCTGCCCCGTGAGATACGTGGTACAGGTAGCCTTTGGGATACAACTAACGATAAGGTCACACCAATCAACATTGGCGACTCATATGATCTTCGTCTGGACTTACCAATTACAACCAAGACAGGTTCACCAACAGAGCTGACCTTGGAACTTGACATTGCTGGCAGCACTCATGCGGCTGGTACAATGATTGTCACAAAGTTTCTCGACACTGCTAAGACAGCACCGTGGACTTACACAATTGCATTCCCTATATTCTGCTTGTCAACCTTCGTAACCAATGGCGGTCAAATTTGGTTGACTACAGACACTGGTAGCGTAGGTATTACTGCTCCTGCTATTTATCTTGGGATGAACACGAACGGAGACCTCTGATGACCGCAATGACAAAGACGTTGCTTGAGATTGTGCAGAACATCTTGTCATCTATGGACAGCGAAGATGTCAACTCAATTTCTGACAGTGTAGAAGCTGAACAGGTCGCACAAGTGGTCGAAGACACCTTCTACAACATTATAGCAACCCGTAATATTCCAGAGCACGAAAGCCTTTTGAAGCTGACTGCTCTATCTGACACTGACTTTCCTACTCACTTCTCATACCCTGCCAACGTGAAGGCAGTCAAGAAACTCTGGTATGACGTAAGCGACGACGCCTCTTTTGAGTACCGAGAGATACGCTGGTGCGAACCTGAGGACTTCTTGGACATGGTTGACACCAGAGCACTTGGCACAACAGTCACCAGTGTGGCAGACAAGTCTGGTGGCACTAACCTGCGCATCTGGAACGATCGTCACCCTACTACATATACATCCTTTGACGATGACTACGTTGTCCTAGACTCACACAAGAGTACAGTGGACACCACACTGCAAGCAAGCAAGATCAGGGGCTTTGGTACAACCTACCCAATCTTCTCACTTACAGACGCACACGTACCAGACTTGGATGCAACGATGTTCCCATATCTGATCAACGAAAGTAAGTCTGTCTGCTTCTCTATCTTCAAAGGTGGTGCTGACCCTAAGATTGAACAGGCAACTAAGCGTCAGAAGAACTACGTGCAGAATGATCAACACAAACAACTGAAGGCTACTAAGAGGAACCGATATGGACGAAGGTAAGTTTGAACTAAGCGAAGATGGCCGTAGTGCCACATTTGAATGGCAAGAGAAGACCAATGGTAAGTTCACGATTAAGAAGGACGGCACAGGGTTTATCTTCTATGAGATTATGATCGACGCTGGTAAGCTACCTGAGAGACTTAAGGGACGCTTCTCTAACATTGACAGTGCAGTCCGAAAGCTGCGTGAACACCTACGACAATCAAAGCCGACCCCAGCTGCACGGCGTGATGCTGTAGGCAGAGAAGTTCAAGCGAGAATGAAGGCAAAAGCAGATGGCGCAAAAGCAAGCACAAAAAGTAGTAAACAGGTTCGTCAAGGGGCTGATAACTGAAGCAGGTGAGCTTACGTTTCCTGAGGATGCCTCAGTTGACGAACTCAACTGTGACCTTCGGCGTGATGGCTCCAGACGTAGACGCAGGGGTGTAGCTGCAGAGACTAACGCTGTCCTGTCAACCTTCACTATTGCTGACGGTGACATCGTTTCCACAGGTACGTGGGAGAACGTAGGTGGCTCATCACAGCTTGAGTATCTTGTGATACAGGTGGGCGATACGCTCTACTTCTACAACAAGGCTACCACGCCTACATCAGGTAACTACGTAACTGAAGGCACGATCGACCTGTCCACCTATGAAATCGTTGGTGGTGTGGGTGCTGCTAACGCTGCCTGTCAGTTCACATCAATCTCAGGTCAGTTGGTTGTTGCATCTCCTGCAATCGACACAATTACGGTTGCCCGTGAGTATGACTCTGGTACTCTAACTTACTCCAACACTGCGTCACAGATTGACTTCAAGGTGCGGGACTTCAAGTGGTTTACTGATAAAGAAGAGTTGACTACAGAAAGTGCTAGCGATACCGTCACCAACGGTCGCAGGTACGATACGTACAACGCCGGTTGGTTCGAAGGTACAGACCCCGGTTACCGTGATGGTGCTGCTGCGTTAAGTAAATACAGAGGTAATGAGACCGGGTGGCCGCCACTGACACACCCTTGGTTCTCAGGTAAGAACTCCGTTAACGAATATGACCACAGTGAGTTCAGGGAAGTCTGGGCTGGCCGTAGTTTGACAGCAAACGGACTGTTCATTCTGGACTTCTTCAATAAAGATAGAGGTTCTGCTGCGGACATGAGTTCGTCTCTTAATGAGACAGAAAGCTCACGTTTTGCTACAGTGGCTGCTTTTGGTGGTCGGGTGTTCTATGCTGGTCTGGACAGTCAAACAAACTCCGGTACAGTGTTGTTCTCACCTTTAATCAAAGATGCCAATGACCTTGGTGACTGTTATCAGGTGAATGACCCTACCTCAGAACTTATCTCAGACCTTCTGGATACAGATGGCGGAGAACTGAAGATCACAGGTGCCTATGGTATCCGTAAGTTGTACGCCATTGGGCAGTCGCTCATGGTGTTCGCTGATAACGGTACATGGACAATCTCTGGTGTTGATGGCGTCTTTAAGGCGACAGAGTTCTCAATCAACAAAGTGTCTGACGTGGGTATCCTTAATGCCAACACATTCGTAGAGGCTGCTGGTACACCCTTCTGGTGGTCAAGAGAGGGCATCCACACTGTGCAGTTCGACAAGGTGAATGGTTCTCCAAGTGAGGCCAACATATCACTGGCGACTATTCAGACATACTACGATGCTATTACTAACGCCCAGAAGGCCACAATCAAGTCAGGCTTTGACAGGGTGAACAGACGTATCTATTGGGGCTATGCAGACTCAGGTGAGACTGTAGGCAACAAGATCAACAACATACTTATCTTGGACCTTGAGCTACGGGCGTTTATCCCTTGGCGTATTGAGGACCAAGCAAGCAGCACAAACTACGTCCTAGGCTTCATCTACCTGTCAGGCTTCGGTTCAGCCTTGTCCACACTGGACGTTGTTGACCAGTTAGGCAACGATGTTGTCACAAGTGCAGGGGATGACGTGGTAAGCCAACAGCTGGCAACAGTTGACGCCGGCTCACCATCGATCGCCTTGCTCATACGTGACGGTGCTACAAACAAGTTCACCATTGGTGGCTTCTCAGGTACAGACTTCCTTGACTGGGGTGAGACAGACTATAGCTCATACGCAGTTGCAGGTTATGACTTCATGGGCGACCTTCAGTTGAAGAAAAGTGCTCCATACATAACCACGTACCTACGTCGCACAGAGACAGGCTGGGAGTCAGATGGTGGAGGTGGCTATGATGCAATCAACCCCTCCAGCTGTAAGATAACTGCCTACTGGGACTTCAAGTCAGCTGGTTCAAGTACTGCACAGCAGGTGTACAGGCTCAAGCCTACCCCTGTAGTGGACGCAGGCGACCTTACTGACTTTGACTACCCAGAGAGTGTTGTCACCTCTAGGATTAAGGTCAGAGGACGTGGACGTTCAATACGTCTGAAGTATGAGAGTGAACAAGGTAAAGACTTCATCCTTCTGGGCTGGAGTATGATCGGAGGAATAAATGCAAGGTACTAAGTTAGTCGCGGCAACCCCCGACGACTTGCTTGAGGTAGCAATCATGTCGAAGATGTTCCACAGTGAAGCTAAGAAGAGCGGATACAAGTTGGGCTTCGACCTTGAGAAGTTTAATCAAGTGTACTTGGAGGCAGTCAATTCCCCTGAGTACTTCTACCTATTAGCTAAGAACGGAGACGAGTATGTAGGGTTCTTCATTGGTATCCTACATCAGCCTCTCTTCTCAAATGACGTACTCGCATCAGAGATGTTCTGGTGGTGTAACAAAGAAGCCAGAGGCTCAGGGGTGGCAGTCGCCATGCTTGATGCCTTTGAGGCTTGGGCTAAGGTCTCAGGCGCAACACAAGTAAACGTATCTGATCTTCAGAACGTAAAGAGCCTACAGCTGCTATATAAGCGCCGTGGGTACGATTTATCTGAACAGACATACAATAAGGATATATGATCATGGCTATTGGTACAATCGCAGCAATTGCTACGGTAGTTGGGACCATTGGTTCTATGTACTACCAAGGTAAACAGATGGACGCTCAGAAGAAGGCTATGAAGCTACAGCAGCGGGCTAATGATAATGTAGCTCGTCGTCAGCGCCGTCAGGCCATGCGTCAGGCTGCAATCAAACGTGCACAGGTCGAGATGCAAGGTCAGGCCCAAGGGGCTGGTCAATCTTCAGCAGTTGCTGGAGCAGTCAGTGGTATTGCAAGCCAAGCAGGTGAGATGATGGGCTTCAGTACAGGTCAACAGGCTATTGGTGCTAAGATTACAGGTGCACGTATCGACGGCTTGAATGCTGGAGGAATGTCTTCGCTCATGGGAGGCATAGCTGGTTTCGCAAGTAACTTCGCAAGCTGGGGAGGCCAGAAGAAGGACACAAGACAGGCTGCTAGTTTCCCAGTTGGGTTTTAAGGAAGGCCGGGGCGTCATTTTAGGTAAGGAAATATCATGGAACCAGAACTCACAGCAGAAGAATACGAAGAAGCAAATGCTCCCGCTATTGGTGAAGAGGATAATGAGAATGCTAAGGCAGACAGCTACACTGAGTTTGACCCTGCTGTAGGGGCTCTGTACCCAGATATTGAAGACCCAGCTGAAGCTAAGGCTGCCCTTAAGGGTAAGGTTGGTGGTCGTGTGCAAGAGGAGTTTGACCGTCGATATGATGAAGGCAACCCCCAGACTGCAGAAGAACTTCTGGCTAGTCAGCAAGCGTCCAACCAGATGGCTGAAGATGTGGACGGTGCAGAGAATATTGACTTCCAGACTGCCCTTGATGCAGAGGACCCTAAGGTTAACCCTAGCAGGTTCCGGTACAACCTGAACAACAGGATTGCTCAAGACATTCTTGATACATACAAGGATGAAGAGCAGGGCTGGGGTGGTTGGTTGGCTGACCTAGGTGGCGTCATAGTCTATGACTCTACTGTTGGCATCAAAGGTAACCTCACAGGTGACGATGAGAAGCAGGGGATGCTAATCCAGTCTAAGATGATCACCATGTCAACAGAGAACTTCAAGACGTGGTTCAAAGGGTATGCTGATGAAATGGCCAGAGGTCCTAGCGGAGGTATCAACCAGATGTTCCTTAGTGACCTTCAGGGCTTCCTGAACAGCGGCGGTTACGTAGCCATTGCTGATGACAACGTATCAAAGTTCTGGGGTGCTGTCGATCTCCTAGGTATTGGGCAGACTGTTACCAAGGCCGGTAAGGTTGTTGTCCAAGGCACCAAGGCTTCCAGACGTGCAAAGAAGCTACTCAAAAATATTGAGGACAGCCCTACGCCTACACCAGACTCCACTAAGCTGGCAATGTCCAAAGGTTCTGAGACGGCAGAGGAAATCCTTGAGGCAAGTGACGACCTCAGTCCAACTAACTTCCAGATGATCTTGGAAGGCAGCTTCGAAGAAGGCAACAACCTGACAGCACGTCCAGTGGTTAGCATGGGCTCTTCTGAGAGAATAGTAACAGAGAAGACCTTGTTGGACAGGATTACCCGCATCGTTGACTCTGGTGCTGCTGGTCGTGTAGTTGACGACGCTGCGATCATAAAAGAGGCCGAAAGAGTTGGGAAGGCTGGTGTAAAACAGTTAGTCAAAAATAAGGTCTCAGAGAAGTCTTTTGCTCTGTTCAAAACTGGTGTACAACGTGTAGGTCCACGTGAGCACTATGTCATGAACCTTTTTGGGCAGTCCAACGGTGCACCGTTCAAAACAGAGAAAGAGGCTGCTAAAGTCTTTTCAAACGTACTGAAGTCCAACCAGTCTAACGTCAAGGTAATTCCTTTGGACAAGACAGATGCCTCCAAGGGATTTGTTCTTTCTAAGACGGACAACCTAAACTTGACAGGTTTGGCTCCTGATCTTGAACGCGCTGCAATTGTTGAAGTTACCCACGGGTTCTGGAACAACCTGTTTCACAAGACAGGTATTGCTAACTCAACAGCCCGTGATGTTGGCGGTTGGGCTACAGAGAACCAGTTGGGCGAGGCTTCCATCAATGCCATGAGCGTGCAGAAGAAAGTCTTTGATGACGTAATAGGCAAGCTGACTGGTGATGAATTTAAGACCTTCAACACTTACAAGGTAATCGAGCGTGACAGCATTCTACGGGACTGGAAGTCAGCCAATGATTTCATAACTGACTACACCAATAAGATGGGTAACCCTCCTACACAAGCACAGGTGGATGCCCATAAGGCAATGACCCAGATGGAGATGACCCAGTGGTATCTGCGCTCTACGTCTATGATGCGTGACTTGGTTGCTCATGGATACCAAGGTATCGGTATGAACATGGGTAAGGAAGCTGGCCAATGGCGTACAGCTGGTAAGAAGGTCAGCGTAACACAGCTACCAGATGACACTCAGATATGGTACAAGAACCAAGAGTACCTGCTCAAAGACATCCCTGATGCTGACAAAGCTAAGATGACAGTCTTCAAAACAAAGGACGGCTTCAAGCCACCAAATGATGCAGAAGGACTTTTCTTCCATGTTGCTAACCCAGATGATATTGGGCTGCTCACACCTAGTGACGCAATGGGCGTTGCTATCTCTGGTCGTGTTGACTATACACACGCTACACATTTTATCGTAGTCGATGGTGTACGTAAGAAGTCTCTGCTGTCTGCCTCATCAGGTAAGTCAGCTGAAGCGGCTGCCAAACAGTTGGAAGAAGTGCGTAGAGTTGCAGCGTCTGATATGCCTAAGGGTGAGAAGGACGCCTTCATTCGTGCGAATAACGATTGGAACACTACCATTAATTCTCTGGATGACTTTGAAAAGTTCTCAGGGAAATACAACTGGAACTTCAAGAAGCACGGGGTTATTGGCTCTAAGAAGCGTGATCAGGCTGTTATCGACAGCATAAGTGATGACCCTGTTGAAAACCTCACAGCTGGTCAGATGGCTTCCACAAGTCAGATACGCGGACAAGAGAGGCTCATGCACGTAGGTGGTCACAAGTCTGAACACCTTGCACCTAGTAACAGTGTATCCATAGGTCTGGACAATGAGATCATGCGTCTGGCCTTTGAGGCTGGTACAACTAGGTCGATCGAAGGGTGGGTTAAGACTGCCATTCGTGAAGGCTATGGTGAAGCATGGGGCCTAGGCACAGCTGGCGATAATATCGTTGACTACAGACGGGCTTTCATGAACGCTAAGGTACGTCCTGAGGACATGGGGCACACAGGTGAAGCTGGTGCATTTGCTTCCCAGATGGAGCACATGCGTAGTGTCATCCATCGTCGCATAGGTACTAAAGGCCCACTGCAGTCTATGTTGGAGATCAATGCCAAACGTCTTCAAGAGACAGTCTTTGACACAATGGGTAAACAGGTTAACCTGAGTGACCCTACTAACGTGCTGTTGAAGGTAGGCTTCCAGAGTGCCTTTGGTTTCTTTAACATCTTTCAGGCTCCACTACAGGCTGCCCATGCTATGGTTATCATAGCTGCGTCACCTAGAGCCGGCGCAAAGGGTGCTACAATGGCACTCATGTTCCGTAAGATGGTTAAGGAGACTGACCCTGAGGTTCTCAAGCTGTTCAACAAACGTATGTCAAAGCACTTCAACATTCCTGAGAATGAAGTTGAAGACATGCTCGAGTACGTACGTGAGAGCGGCAGGGGCATCGTTGGTGCTGACATCATGGAACTTGGTGGACGGCAGATTGAGTCCAATGCTAAGCGTGGTATCAAGAAAGGTATCTCGAAAGCTAATGACGTAGGTTTGGCCCCATTCAACTGGGGTGAGCGACAGAACCAATTGTCTGGCCTGTTCACATCAATCCTTGAGTTCAAGCTGGACAACCCCGGCGTTATGCTCAGAGGCAACATGACTGCTCGTCGGAGTATCGCTAGACGTGATGCTGACCTGACGTTCAACATGACCAACATGGCACGCTCATGGGCACAGGACGATTGGCGTAAGGTTCCCACACAGTGGCTGTCATACACCATGCGTTCCTTTGAAGCACTCTTCGTTGGACGTGGACTGAAGTGGGATGAGAGGGCTCGTATGTTCGTTGCTATGGCACCTATGTACGGCATGGCTGGCTTCGGTGTCGATGCAATGATGCCGGGTACATCTGAACACATTGCTGAGAAGTTTGGTTGGGAACCTAATGACCCCCGCTACACTTTTCTCAAGTGGGGTGTAATTGACACCATGTCTGACCTGCTGATGCCTGACGATGAGACTGGTAAGGTTGGTATCGGTATTGCTAACCGTATGTCCGTCATGGGTGGTGTCATTGAGACATACCGTAAGATGGAAGAAGGTAACTTCTGGGAGATCGTTGGTGGTCCCTCAGGAAGCATTGCCAAGGGTCTATGGGATGCAACTATGGACTTTATGGCTGTTGCTTCTGGGGATAAAACAGTAACACTCACAGATGCTGCCATGAAGGTTCTTCGTCAGCCTAGTGCTCTCGACAACTATGCCAAGGCTTACGGTATCCTGATGTACGGAAACTACCTGACCAAGAACGGCAAACCTGCTCCGTTGAAGTTCAGTACAATCGAGGGGGTTGCCCAAGCTATGGGTGTATCACCTTTGAAGCTACAAAACTACTACGCCGCTCAAACAGCTGTCTATCGTAATGATAAAGAGCTGAGAGAGTTCAGAGGTGAAATCAACACACTCGCTGAGCGTCTGATGCTAAGAGATCGTTCAACTGATGAGGGCATGAAGATAGCCACTGAACAGTTAAACGCTCTTGTTATCAAGGTTCAGACGTCACCGTTCAGCATTGAACAGAAAGAGTCTCTAATGCGTTCCATTGCAACAAGGGCAGAGTTAGCTAACCTTAAGTTAATCAAATCCTTAATAAAGGCTGGATACACAAACTGGGCTAAAATTATAGCAGAACAAGGGAAAACAGACTAATGGCCGCTTTTACAAGACAGTTAGACGACATAGGTGCGCCTCCTACCAAGGTTAACATCCCCACTACTACAGGGGCTGGTATCATAGGGGGTGCACTCCCCGGCCTAGGTAAGATGCTTGCTGCTGCTACAGGACATGGGAAGGGCGGCTCCGGTGGCCCTACCTATGCCCAACGTGGTGCAGAGATCGACAGAGAAAGTATGGCAAACCTTGGAGACAAGGCTCTACAGTACCAGTCGCTCTTGAATGCAGGTAAGATCACTCCAGCGGTAGCAGCTGCCAAGAACGCAGAGCTGGTACAGAGTGCGTTGGGTCAGGGCATGGCCTTTAATGACATTAGTGCTGTCATGAAGGGTATCACAGGGGAAGACCTTGGTGAGTCCATGCAGTCCCCTGCTCAAGAAGCACACATGAAGATGATTGAGAGCGAAGAGTTCCAGACTGGTTATCGTCTGGCCCGTAGTTCTGGCAAGAGTGAAGAAGAAGCTAACGCAGAGGCCATGAACTTTGTTCTAGGTATGCAGAATGCAGCACAGACGCTTCAGATGGATAACGTCAATGCCGTCAGTAAGGCAGGGGCTGTTGATACGCTACTTGATGCCTACCAGCTGTCTTTCGTTGATGCGTGGACCCAGAAGGCTGAACAGATGGGTGGCATGTTGACACAGGCTGACTTTGACTATGCTCAGAATGCCCTTGTTGGTATTAAGGACCAAATCTTTAAGATCAATGGTAATGCTGAAGACAAGTACACCAAAGAGACCATGAAGAGACTTGAGGGCTTCGAAAAGTTCATAGGGATTATTAAAGAAGCCTCTGACCCGGGCAAGAACCTTGAGCGTATGAAAGGTAACATCCTACGTAGTCTTTCGCAGTCTACAAACAAGAAGGCAACCATTGAAGAGTATGCTAAAATTGTAACTCTGGTCAATGACCCTGCATCCCTACAGGGGCTGTTTGCCTCTGCCGATGTGCTAAAGGGCCTACCTGAGTTGTCTCAAGTGTCTAACCACCTTGAGAACAAACGTCAACTCTTCATTGATGCTGCTAACAACCTACCTAACATCCTGAATAGTTCTGACGCTGCTGAGAAAGCTGGCAAGGACCTTATTACAACCTTGGCCGGTGGACGTAGTATTCCTGAACTTGATGAAGCTGGTCCCCTTAATATGGGCGACGGTACACGTCAGAAGCACACTGCTAGACTTCTGGAGGCTGTCAACAACACTGAATCAATGAGCAAGGAAGAAGGTATTGAGAACTTTGCGTACCTGTCAGCCACCTACGCTGCTGACCTAGCTTCTGCTAAACACAGGACCTCAGGTGAGGCTTTGGCATCACAGTTCAACGCTGGCAAGGTAGAGTTGGCTCTGCAGAAAGTGGGCAAACTTGACCCCAATAAGGAAGCAATGCTCCGTGAGGTCTACCGTCAAGGTTTCGACAACCAGACCGTACTGCATCAGAACTACATTAGAGGTTTCTCAGAACGCCACGGTGTTATCTATGATGAGAAGGCACAAAGGTTCAAACTGGACCCCACTCGCCCAGATGCTGCTAACATTAGACGTACAGCTGAACAAGGGGTACTCCCGTACAGAGGCGCTCCTCAGAAGTTTGAAATGGAAGGTGGTCAGGTATGGCTCAAGACAGTTGGGGCTGAGTACGATAAAGCTCAGTCGTCCATTGATGCTATGTCAGCTCTCAAGGCTAACATGGAAACCCTTGCCCCTAAGGACAAAGACGATTTAGAGGCTATGGAAAAGCTGAAGAAGGAGATGGCTGGAGGTTCAGCCCTTGCTCAAGAAACACCTGAGGAAGGTGCTGTCTACGGCGACAATGCTAAATTCTTTGTTGACAATGCAAAGGAAGCAGCTGCTGATGTAGTCAAGGCTGAACAGCTGAAAAAGTTTGAAGAGCAAGAGCAGATACGTATTGAACGAGAAACTGAAGCTGCTGACCCTATAGTACGTGAAGCCAATGCTGACATTGGTAGTATCTCTGCCAAGTATGAAAGCAGAGGTGACTTCACTGCCTTTGGTAGGGACCGTACAGGCGGACCAAGCTATGGTAAGTATCAGATTGCTACGAAGACAGGGACGTTCAACAACTACATGGGCTTCCTGAAGAAACGTCATCCTGATACATATAAGCAGCTACAGGAAGCTGGTGGTGCAGGTGGTGCCCGTACAGGCTCCAAGGCGTTCCAAAGTGCATTCAAGAAGATCATGAGTGACCCTAAGAACGCTGCTACACAGCATGAGTTCATCAAGGCAACTCACTATGATAAGGCAGTCAAGAAACTTGGCAGCTCATTCAATGAAGCGTCAGCCTCCAAGTCCATGAAGGACGTTGTGTGGTCCCTTGCGGTTCAGCACGGCTCTGGTGGGGCTGCTAAAATCTACAAACGTGCTGTACAGAAGGTTGGACCTATGGCCTCAGAGCGTGAGCTGATCATAGCTATCTACGAGGAACGTGGTGCTAACGGTGGCAAGAAGTACTTTGGTCGTAGTACCGCCCAAGTGCAAGCCGCTGTATCACGTAGGTTCAAAAATGAACTTCAAGATGCACTGAAAGGAACATCATGAAAAACCTAACGCACGGTGATACCCCAGAGATCATTGCTGCTTGTAAGAAACATGGGCTCCTGAGAAATCAGGCTGCCTATGTCCTTGCAACTGCATACTGGGAGACGGCAGCCACTATGAAGCCTGTCAGGGAGTACGGTGGCGAGAAGTACCTCAAGTCAAAGAAATACTACCCCTACGTAGGCATGGGCTATGTGCAGCTCACTTGGAAGGCAAACTATGAGAAGGCATCAAGGAAACTTGGTGTTGACTTCGTGGAGAAACCTAAGCGGCTTCTGGAGCCTGAGTATGCAGCTGAGATACTTGTGGTGGGCTCGAAGGAAGGTTGGTTCACAGGTAAGAAGCTGTCGGACTATATGACCCTCAACCGCTCAAACTACGTAGGTGCCAGACGCATCATCAACGGTACAGACAAGGCACATTCGATCGCCAACCTAGCTAAGAAGTACGATAAGCTGTTGCTTACTGACGGCTACGGTGTAGTCAACAGTAAGCCACTGAAGAAGTCCCGTACTGTTGGTGGCGGTACAGCTGCTGGCGCTGGTGGAGCTGCTGTGATCGTCAAGGAAGTCTCTGATGCTGTTTCTGAGCAGCAGGAGGCCCTTACAAGCGATTCTATCGTTGCGGTGGTTATAGGTGCCATAATTCTCTTAGGGGCTCTGACGGCCCTCTATGCCCGCTGGGATGACGCAGGGAGGCCAAAGCCGTGGTAAAGTGGTTAGTAAGTCTTCTCCTGTCACCTGCCCTCAAGTTGGGTGAGAAGTACCTTGACAACCAGAAGGACAAAAATAAGCTGGAACATGCGACAACACAGGCAGCCATTGAGGCTGACTCTGCTGTACGTAAGATTAAGTTCGGCACATGGATGGGGCGTCTGCCCTTGTTCATAGCGGAAGTGACATGCGCAATCTACATAGGGGCTATATTCGTAGACAGCACATTTCCCTCAGACTACCTGACACCATTAGAATTGCCCGAATGGTTCAAATCACACTTCAGTACAATTGTAGCCTCTGTGTTTGGCATAGCTGTCACACAAAGATTCCTAAATAGAAAGTAAGAGGGCGATGGAAGAACAATGGAAAACCACTATGGAAGCTCGAATAACAAAACTGGAAACCACCAGTGCAGTTGAAGAGGAGCGGCACAGGGGGTACACAAGACGCCTTGATGCTATCGACGGCCACCTGTCATGGATACTTAAGCTGTTGGTAGGGTCAATCCTTATGGCTCTAATTACCTTCATGCTCAAAGGAGGTATGGTGCTATGAAACCATTTATCAAAGGAGCCTATGGCTCACTGTTGGTCATACTTGCAACTGTGTTCATCGTCACCAATGCACCAACTTTGGAGGGAAAGCTCTTTCCGGTAGCCACAGCATACGATGTTGAAGCTGTCAAAGACGGAACTCACGTCATCCTGAGTGGTCAGATGGAGAAGACACGAACCTGTGAGTTCAGGGGAATGAAAGCATACCTCAAAGACCCCATCACTGGCCTCAGGGTCATTGCACCAATTGATGTGCAAGAGAGCATTAAACTAAGGCCACCGGGCGACCACAGTTGGGGCCCTTGGAAAATATTTGTACCGTGGTGGACATTTGAGCCTCAGGGTACATTCGAAGTTATTACAACACACAGGTGTCACCCTGTCTGGCTGACGATAACCAAGTTCTACGTGAGATAGGAGTAACCAATGGCCGTTAAGAAGAAGAAGAAGGCTAAACGTAATTATCGTAAGGAATACGACAACTATCATGCTTCTGCAAAACAGAAGAAGAACAGGGCCTCCCGTAATGCTGCTCGAGCCAATGCTAAGAAGGCTGGCAAGAAGGTAGCCGGTAAGGACGTTACGCACAAGGATGGCAACCCTAGGAACAACAAGGCGTCGAACCTAGGTGTCGCAAGCAAGTCGAAGAACAGGTCATACGCCCGTACCAAGACTGCCCGTAAGAAGAACCCCAGATCATAAACACAAAAAAGCCCCCGTGCCGCCAAGGTTAATACCAAGGTAGCACGGGGGCTTTTGTTTATTCAAACCTCTTTTGCGTCAGAACAAGTTGTCGCGTATCTACTTTACGACAGAAAACAGTTGTTATGACGCAAAGCCTTCATCAATCGGCCTTTTCACTGAATAATTTTTAGGACACTTTGGCAAATCAATACGCCACACGACCGGACCGCGCTTACTAATATCCACCTTGTAACAGATGCCCACTTGTCCTAATCGGTCGTCGTATGAATTTTCTTCAGACCCACCTGAACCTCCAATTACACCTCCAATTACACCCACAAATCCACCTGAGCCTCCAGATCCACCTGAGCCTCCAGATCCACCTGAGCCTCCAGATCCACCTGAGCCTCCAGAGCCGCCTCCATTGCCAGAGCCTCCACCACAGGAGTTGCCTTGGCAATTGTTGCCTTGCCCGTTGTCGCCATTTGCGTCTCCTTGTCCATTGTCGTCCCCTATTTGACCTGTGTCAGGCCCACTTGCTTGTGAGTACGCAGGTGACGCAATCAATGCGCCAGCCAGAAACAGTGCTGCAGTAAGTTTAGTCATATTTAGTTCTCCTTAGTTTCAAGATATTGACCAAAGGAATATTGGTCATGGTTGACTAGCTCGACAGTTAAGAAATCAACTGTAGCCTCATAGCCTCCTATGTATTCGCCATTGATAAAGACGGCTGGTACAGTTCTGATATGTTGGCTGTCCAAGAAGCGTCTTAGTTCAGTTGAGCCCTGATGGTCTATTGAGCACACAGTGGCGATCAAGCCTTGTTCAGCTACAAACGCACGTACCTTAGTGCACGACTCACAGTGAGCCTGAGAGATGATTGTGATGTTCATAGTGCACCTCCAGCTTTCAAATGATCTTTCATCCATTCAGCAGATACTCCTGTAGGCAACAGGAACTTTGTCACAGGTGTATCAGGTTTCATGCTGACGAACATCCTGTCCAAGTCCTCCTTATTTTTGAACACTAGGTAGGTATTCCTTGAAGTTTTGGCCTGTATGAAGTACGCCAGTTGAGTGTTGTACCCCATGCTCATAATGTACCAAGTCATGTATCCTCCGATCTGCTGACCATCAGCAAACACTTGGTTCATCGACATCTCCCTGTCATCAGTCCAAGCCCTGTGGAAGGCAAGTACTCCTTCGACTATCTGACGTTCCCCTCCAAGGAAAGCGAAGGCACATGCACTGACGCACCTGTCGCCCTCCACTACAGCTGCACCCAACTTCAGTTCATTGAACAGCTGTCCCAAGAGGATACCCTCAGAGAACAGCCCTCCATTGCTATTCAAGATAACCATAGTGGTCTGGGGGTTGCTGTCCATATACAGCCGCATCTGCTGGGTCAGACCAGACTTGAACTCCCCCTTGATCAGTACTGCATCGTTGTCGATCTTTGTTATCTCATGGGCCTTGGCTAGAGTAGTGAAGAAAGCAAATGCCACAACAACAATCAGTACAACTAGGGCAGTTAGTTTCCACGGCGTTTTTACATCATTAAACATATTCAATCCTTAGGTTAGGTCTACAATTTCACAGCTGTCACCAGAACACGCTAGTGTCTGACTTCCTGCTGTAGTGTCTTCGGTTTCGTAAGTGTTCAACAGCCACCAGTCGATTGCTTTGGGCGACAGTCTCTTCATCTCCACATATTCTTTCCAACTTACCTCTTGATAAGGAGCCTGTTGATATGTGTGTTCGTTGAGTGGCAGGAATGATACCCCTGACATTTCATCGAAGTGCTCATACACAAAAGCACCCACAGCCATCCATTCATCTTTCTTGACGTTGATGGTCACACTGGGCTTATGCTCACACCAGTGCCTCTGGTACACCAGCCACGTCTCCAGCTGGTCGAGAGCAGATACGTCATCATTAGTGACAGCTGACTTAGGTGCTGCCACAGGGAAGCTGAACACTGTTGTCTTCTCTGGGTTGAATGCCTCAGGCTCCCAAGGGATACCGGAGTCCTTCATGAACTTAGTCATAGGGTCCATATTGTCCCCACGAACAGTGCGTACATAATACCTAGAATAGCGAGTGTGGATACCGGATGCAGAGTCAACCAGTTGCGAGACCGTTCCACTAGGCTTAACACAAGTGATTGCAGCAGCCACAGGGATACCAAGACGGCCAGCCCAATCTTTGTTAGTACTAATAGCGATATCACGAAGATGCGCAAGAGTGCTCTCCAATCCTTTGTTCTTGGTTGTTGTCAGTTTGTTATCCATGATACCTGTCAGAGACACGCCCAGCAGACGCTCCTCTTCAGTGTTCTTCTGCCATACCTTACGCAAGTACGGGAAGTGTGTGTACGTGGACTGTATGGTCCCTAAGATGGTTGCCAGACGTACCTTGCGCTCCAAGTCTTCAATGGTATCGGTTGCACGTATGACGACCTCTGTGAGGTTGCAGAACTGGTAAGGACGTAGGATGATCTCTGAGCAAGGGTTAGTCCCAAAGCTATGGTTAGTATCACGACGACCGTTACGTCCAGCTTGTTTGACCGATGCTTCACGATTGAATATCCCCCTTTCACCAGAGCCACTCTCCATCAGGTTGAGCCACTCACGCATGAAAGCATTCATGTCAGGCTTGGCTGTATATGCCACACTGTTGTTAGCCAGTGCCCTCTGTGGATTGTTGGTCCACCAGTCACCTGACTTAGCTGTTGCCATACGTGTGGAGCTCAAGTTACTCAGGCTGATCATAGCTGACCGGCGTACACCACCGACAACAACAATCTCCCCGACCTTACACATGATATCATGACACTCAAGGTCAGTCAGCTTACGTCCAGCAGCACCTTTGAATATCTCAATGGTGAAGTTGAACAGGTCAACCAAAGGGGCAGGTCCACTAGCACGCCCACCAAAGGTCTTCAGGGGAGCGCCGGCAGGACGAACCTTACTGGTGTCCCACGAAGGGATGTATCCTTCCCACAGGTCCTGCAGCAGTTGCTTGTAAGCCCTAGCCCAACCTTCTTTGCTGTCTGCAACAACGATCGTACCTGTAGGCTTGAACTCAGCAGGTACAGGTGGCAGCTTTTCAATCTCATCACGTTCGACACTGAAGCCAACACCAGTCCCACACAACAAGATGAACATAGCCTCATCAAATGACCTTGGGTGGTCAACAGGAAGATAAGAGCAGTTGTACATGCAGGTGTTGTCACGATTGGCAGCCTTACCAGCAGTCATCAGTGCTCGCATACTGGGCATGATCTCTAGGTTAAGGATGGCATCGTAAATGGCATACTGAGTTTCGTCGTCCAGTATAGGGCATTTTTCTCCCAGAGGCTTAACTACGTTGTCCATGTAGCGGTCAACAGTCTCAGGTAAGTTCTCTCGTCGTCCTTTCTCAGGCAGCCATTTGGCATACCTGCTTTTGTGGATGAATGTTTGGTAGTCAGTCGGTAGATGGTTGTTCATTTGCTATCTTTCTTTGCTTATACGGGTTCGCGTATATAAGTGAATTATACGGGTTCGCGTATAGTCACTATTGGGTACGTTGTTTACCTGTAGTCTCCACTTCCACCAATCACACCACGCTCCATACGTGACTGCAATTTAGTTAAGTTGCCTCCAGCTGCATCTTCCAAGTCGATATCCAAGTCAGTTGCTAAGGCTGCCAGATACCACAGGACATCCCCCAGCTCTTTGGTCAAGCCCTCTGTGTCCAGTTCTGTACCATCGCGGTAGTGCTTCTTGACCTTGTTCAGCACTTCGCCAACCTCGCCGGCCAGCCCCATTGCAGGGTACATTACCTTCAGGCTGTCAGAGTAGATAGCTGTCTCAGATGCAGCCAGTTGGTATTCCTCAAATGTAGTCATCTTCATATCCTTTTTCTTACTTTCTCGTAGTTCACCTACGTGTTGGTTAAAATACTCTCTTTCCTTGGTTTCATCCCAGTGTCCTTCAGACGCTAGGTTTAGGCCATATACGTAGTCGTCATAGTCACCAACATCCAAACCTACTGGGAGCAATATGTACAAAGTCCCCTCATCAGGCTTCACTACTTCAATCCACCAGTCTCGCGAGTCCTGTACTGAAATCTTCACTTCAGGTCTAGGTTCTGCGATCGTTTTTCCCTTATTAGGTCTCTCAGGCATACTCTTACTTTCTCGTAGTTCACCTACGTGTTGGTTGTATTCGTTAATTGTAGTGGTGTTTGAATTAAGTCAATCCTATTAACCATTTCAAGTGCTGTCATTGGGTGCCTAGAGTGGCTTAAGGCTACGTTGCAACTGTCGGCAGAAGCGAAAGGCCATCGTCTGCCTTTTACCTTGAGACCCCGCATCATGTGAACCCAGTTCCTATTGTTTGTGCGTTCAAGGGCCTCCCAAGCCTCATCTGCACGTTTTTGCCATTCCGGGGAGTTCACCTTCCAGTATTGGCCGGATGAACCAAAGGCAATCCTTGGATATTCATCCGACAACTCCAAAAGCCAGTCGATAGGTAAGTCCATGTGCCAAACGGCACAACTCAGGTGACGTGGGTAAGGCCACTGTCTAAGGTAGACAGACTGTTCATCAACATCACCCCCGATTACATCAGGAATTACTGCCCAGTTGGCACCAAACAATTTGTCCTCAAGCCAATCGTAATAGCCGTTTGGGTCAAAGGCCTTTCCTTTTGTGTAAGCAGAGAAGGCTCCGTTGTCCCACATGATCGACTGAGCGTTACCAATTAGCCAATCTACATCCCTTGGGTGGGCATGTGAGACACAGAAGTTCTTTCCTGCCAGTGTCATTAACTCACTCTTAGGCGTCAGTGGTGTTCCGTGGTAGTGAAGCATTTCTAGTCCTCCAAGTTAAGTACACGGCTACAGCCAGTGTTGCATACAACTTCCCAAGCACATTACCAGCAGAGAAGTCTAGTGAACCAAATGCAATGTAGACGAATAACATGCTGTCAACGATTGCTCCAGCAACACCAGACAACAGCACAGCAATGTTACGGCCACGCTCCCTCAGCCAAGTGTAGACCGTTGTGTCCAGAAGTTCAGACACAAGGAAAGCCACCGCACTTGCCACTGCAATGAATGGGTCAGCAAGAAGGAACGACAGCAAACACCCTGCCACAACGGCAACAACAGACCACCGCCAGTTAGTCATCTCTTGTAGCCAATCGCGTAGGACCAGCGCAACACCAATCATAAGCACCCCTGACGGAGCCATCAACCCAAAACCCATAGGGATTAGACAAGGGCCGTTGTCAATACAGACCGTACCTACGTTACCTATTAACCAGTTGGCCGTAGGTACTGTTAACATAAATGCCACAAAGACGCATAATTTACTAAGCATATTCTCTCTCCAATGTTTCCATGCTTACCCACTGAGGCTCATACAATCCTGAGCCATCGATGTTACGTTTGACTACAACACCCTTCCACCATTCTCCGTTTGACTGGCCAGCCCAACTCTCATCACCGCCTTTGTAGCAGCCGACGACAGCACCAATAGCATTAGCTTCATCCTTGAAGTACATGCCCCGCTTGTGGCTGTGGCCTACCGTTGCTGATCTATATCGCTTCTGTACCAATCCGTAAGCATGGTGCACGCCAGATATAGCGCGACCAAAGTTACCAGCGCCAATATAGTGAGCGTAATCCACCCCATCAATATTGGCAATTGCAGGAGCCCCGTTATGATACCCGTGATACTCATCAAACCACCTATGAGTATTAAGGTGATCAAAGCTGATGCCATAACGAGTGCCGTGGACCCTAGGATCATGAGAGATAGCAGTTTTAATTCGCGTCTCATGGTTCCCCTCGAAGCCGATGAACTTGGGTCTACGTTTCTTTGCCTTATTGAACTCATGTCTAAGTCGCTCCTGTGAGTCATTGTAGATGTTGATATCAGCCTCATAATTTTGGCTGACGATAGCCTCAGGTTTACGTCCATCGTAGGAGTTCAAGGATGCCATGTCAGCACCGTCACCTAGGTCAACCACGTAGTCAGGCTTGATGTCGTATAGGAAGCGCCCCAGCCAACTAAATCGTTCGTTGGACACCTCTGGTTTAGCGTGTCCACATGAGAACACGACTGCTGTTTTATTAGTGGACACTGTTAGTACCCTCCTCATCGCCTAAGATGGCAAGTTTGATTAGTGTTTCTACAATGACATTAGCTGTACTCTCTGACATTGGTTTAGATAGGTCAAGGTGGTTAACTGTTTGGCCGTTGATGGTCACACGGTAACCTTCCTCGTCTTTGATCATCTCAATCTCTAGGTCTTCTGCCTTAACAATCTGGGTCATAGTCGTGCCACTCCTGTGCTTCATCAATATCAAACTCTTCATCGTAGTCAAACTCTCCAAACTCAAGGGCTCCCCAAGTTTTGAACTGTTTGATGTCCGCCAGTGCATCTTCGTAGTTGTCGTAGTACACTCGATCTTCGTAGTAACTACGGGGCTCGTCAGTCATGAGATACTTGACCCACACTTCGTTGCCGTCAGAGCATGGGTCACTCATGATCATAAGAACTGTTGTATTCATTTCTTAGGCCTTTCTTTTATCCATCGCCAAGGGATTGTCCCGTCAGCAAACTCAAAGTTATGTTTGTAACACCAGTCAGCATAGGTAGTCTTCGATTTCTTACTTAACTTCTGGCGACTGTTGCTGAACACAAACCGTATGTCCAAATCAGGGTGCTGTTCTCGTACCAGTAGATGCTTGGCACGATCTGAAGGAAGGAAGCGTCCCTTAGTTTCTACATATATGCCGTTCGATAGTCGAAAGTCCGGCGTGTATGTCTTAGGCTTAGGAATGTATGGTATCTTGTGCTTCTCATACTCATACTCGACACCTGCCTTGTCCAACAGCTTGGCATTGTCCTGTTCGAGACCAGATCGGAAACCTGCCCTCACCGCCCGTTTTCTTACGTAACGTCTCACATCTTGTCTCCAACCGTACGGGGCTTGATAAACTTTTCCCACTCATCGGGGGTCATATAGTCCCCTAAAACAAAGTACAGGGACGCAATCCGTTGAGCGTTGTTGCCACGGGTCTCATGAAGATCTAATTGGCGCTCTACGTGATCTAAGTAAGACACAAGTTCCTGCTTTACAAGCTCTGATACTTGGTCCTGATCGATAGTGATTTTAGGCATCCTCATTCTCCTTTGGAGGTTCCCACATCTGATCGTCGTAGCGCCGTAGCCACAACAGACGTGCATTCTCAATTAGACAGTCAACATTACCTTTGTAACCGCCTTCACCTAGGCACAACAAATAGAGCTCTCGCTCATCAGTCACACCGTCTAACAGCTTCTCAGCCTTCTTGATACCAATGCCCTTAGCACCCTTAATGTTGTCGGCGGTGTCACCTGTCAACAGCTGGGTGTAGAAGAACTTGGTGGCAGCCTCTTCAGACTGTTCAACAAGGGTATCATGGTTCCAGTTGTAGTGCGTACAAGGTAACTGCAAGAAGTCCTTATCAATTGAAGCAACCGTACAGAGGTAGTCAAGCGAGGCAGCCATGATAGATATGTCATCATCAGCCTCTTGATTGTCTGACAGGGCAGCGTTGTAGTCATTGAGCAGGTAGCGTCTTGCGTCACCCAGATACGTAGGTTTCTCCTTTGATCTATGGCCCTTGTACGGGGCGATGGTTGCAATGTCATTACGGAAGTTAGTCTTGCCAGTAAGGAACACCTTAGTTTCACCAAGGTTAATCAGGTTGGTGGTCCTTGACTTGATATGGTCGATCATGTCGTCAATCATATCGTGCAGGTCATCAGGCGTATCTTCACAGCTGTAAGCACACCTGTATGCGATAATGTCTCCATCGATCAGTGTTGTCATCGTACCTTTTCTCCTTTCATTGCCTTTATCATCCACCCAAGGTACACCTGAGCTTTCTCAAGGTCCTGTACTGGCTTACCCTTATAAGCATGACGGTGCAGGTATTTCGTTACGTTGCCTTGGCAGTAGCCAACGAACTTCTCAGACCCAAGTGCGCTCTCAATGTAGGTGATGCACTCAATCTCTCCGTCCTTTGGCTGGTAGTGGTCAGGTGCGTTCACTGGGTCATCTTTGGTTTCAACCTTAAACCAAGAGCGTTCACTCACATCGTCCAAGCCACTGCCCCAGATAGTGCCCTTGACATTACCCTTGACATCTCCTTCGACACTGCCGTTGACATCGCCGCCTACATCGCCCCAGACACTGCCATGAACATTGCCATCGACATCGCCACAGACACTGCCCTCGACACTGCCCTCGACACTGCGCTTGACATCGCCATGGACATTGCCCTTGACATCGCCCCAGACATCGCCATGAACATTGCCATCGACATGGCCGATATTGATGCCCCCAACATCAAACTTACCGTCCTCACGGAAGTCGATAATTTCCTCAAGCAATTTCTGCTGCTCTTTTGTAAACTTAGTCATGCTGCTTCTTCTTTCTGTTGTACTTCGTTTTGTCAACAACAACCTTAGGCTGCAGGTGACTGCTCCTGAGAGCCTTAGCTATCGGGTTTGGCTTAACCGTACTCTTCCTTTTGTTATCGTGAAACCTTGTTCCCTTCATTGTAGTCTTCTCCTATCTCTAGCCAGAGATGCCCATACAGCTGGCTCATGTAGCTGTCAACATCACAAGCGAAGTCGTGTACAGGCAGTCCCTCATACTCATCTGATGCAAACACATTAACAAAATCATTCCACTCAGTCATATCAGCTGTTACGTACTCATCACACCAACGTATTCTAGTGATCATGAACTCATCATAATATTCTGGATAACGCTTGATGCTGTTGAAGTCGTCACGGATAAATGTTGAGTAGATGAACTTACCTACCTGACGTATGTCATCCATGAACTCTGAATGGTCAACAGCTGTTGTCCAATCGTACAGTTTGGTGTCAACCCCTTGCATCTTTTTTCTCCTTAGCGGCGTCAATTGCTTCGAAGAGTGCAATCAAGGCATCCCCCACGATGTCAAGCGAATGACCTTGCTTCATGGTAATGTAAGACAGCACACAAGCCCAGACGGTCAATGCACCTACAGCGATTTCAATTGTATTCATAGCAGTCTCCTGAGGCAGTTTAATGACTTGCCTAGGTCAGTTGGTTAACCTACAAGGGATACGGGCTCAGGGTTTTCATACTCGACGTGCTCAAGAATAGCGATCTCAATCAACCGCAGACCCTTGGTGCCCCCCTTACCTCGCCAGAACTGGATGTTGGCGATAACCTTACTGCCGTTACCAATCTCACCTTGCTCTTCAAAGTCCCACAGTTTCTTCGAAGGACCATCAGTGAAGTCGTACACAGGTGGTGGACCACCGTAAACATCAACACCATCCTTATTCTTAAATGGTCCTTTGTTAGGACGTTTCAGCTTCATGTACTCCCCAAACTCATACTCTCCGTTACCTTCACGGAAGGTAGGGTGTCCAAGAACAGCGGCAGGGAAGCCGTCCTGTTCGATAAGTACATCCTTGAAACCTTCGTCCTCTGGGTAGAAGTTGCAGGTAAATGCTCCACCAGATTTCTCCATGTGTTTCTCGTACGTATCCATGCTCTCAGCAAAGATTTTTGCGTACTCAATAGTGCCTTTGATTTGATATGTCTTAGCCATTGTTTATTATCCTTTCAATGGATTTCAGAATAGTCAGAGCCGTACTGAATGTCACAGCCCAGTGTTACGTTAAGTTTAAGTTTGTGATTAGTCATGCTCATTGCATCAACCTGAATTGACGAAAGATGCTCCCTATCAAGAGGTGTATCTTTGCAAGTCAGGATTACTTCATCATGAAACTGACCTATAGGCCATACCCCATGTTTCGTCAGTTGCTGCACCCAAGTGTCGAAGCAGTACACCCCAGTGCTTTGATTGATTGTTGACCATACATCTTTCTCCTCTTTCAAGTAGGTCCAGAATTGAGACACAGGGTTCCATACCCAGTTGGTCTCACCAGTGAAGTGTTTGACTGACGCTGGCAACGTACGTCTCCGTATGCTGTCAGTAACGTCCTTGACTGCCCAATTACGCTTCCAGTAAGCGTCGATCAGGTCAGAAGCCTGTGCCTCAGACAGCCCAGTTGCTCGACTAAGTGTCCTACAGCCTACACCGTAAACACAGGCGTAGTTGGCGGCTTTGTAGTTCTTACGGATGGACTTTACCTTATCTCCACCCAGCTGTATCTCCTGTTCAGTGATTGCACCTGCGAACTTGGCAAGGTCCAGATGTGGGTCCCAGCCCTCTTGCTCCATTGCAGCACAGTATTCTGGGTCCAGCGGTGTCATGTAGTGGCGTTTGGTAGTGTCCTCAAGGCTGACCATATCAGTCCCACTAAGCACATGACCATCAGGTGCTTTCAGTAGTGAGCGTATCTCCTTTCCGTATGGCTTGTCTACGCCCGGTAGGTTAACCAGCGGTGCAGCATGTTTGAACCGTAAGGTATTCGTGAGACCCTTCAGTACAGCAGTTACACGGCCATCAGGCTGTACAGCTGACAGGAAGCCTTGAACGATTGTCAACCTGTGTGATACCACTGTGTAGCCATCCAGCAGCTTAACAGCAGGGTCACGATCGATCAGCTCCAGAACAGATGGGCACAACTCTTTAGACCCTGTACGAACCTGAGGGATTTCCTTAGTGTTGCCGTCCTTATCCTTTTTGTAGTCGAAGGTCTTAGGCTGCCAACCTAAGCTGAACAACCAATCTTTGATCTGTTGGTGACTGTTAGGATTAGCTGGCACGTGTTCCTTCACGACCTTGATTGGCCCTTCAGTGCTTTCGTGCAAACCTTCATCCTTCAGAAGATCGAACCATCGTTGGCCGGCTACAGTTCTTGAACCACATGCCTTCAGGATTACCGTTGGCTTCTTACGTTCAACGTACCTAGGATTAAGTGGCATGGCATGTGATAGAAGATCAAACTTCTGTGCCTTCTCTTCCTCCAGTTGCTTAGCTAATGCTTCAGCACCCTCTACATCCAGATGCCACCCTTGCTGGGCTTGGTGATACGCCAGCTGACCTTTGAATGATGTGTACTCAATGAACCGCTGCTTGTTCACAGGGTCATCTTTGTACAGCAGTCCCAGCCGATCATCGATAAGATAGAACAGCTGCAAGTTGATCTTGACGTCTTCAATACAACGGTGGTCGTACTCTTCTGTAGTCAAGTTCTCCCAGTCGTCAACCTTTGGCTTAGGTACACCAAAGTCTTCACCCCAGTGTGCCAGCCCTTGGCGTGGACGGTCGTACCAGAGGTAACTGGCCAGCCAGTAGGTATCCACTAGCCTACAATCGATACGTGTTTTGTACACCTTCTCAAGTGCTGGTATGTCGAAGCCAATGATATGATGACCAATGACTACTGTAGCCTTGTTGAAGACCTCCTTGATTTCCTCACGACCATGTGCAAGCCTGATAGTATCAGAAGGGTCATCAACATCCACCCATGCCATCGTATGGACCTTGGTAAGTCGATCTAGGAAACCGTCCGTCTCAATGTCGAACAATATTCGCATTACATTTCCTCCATAGTAAAGGTTTTGAAGTCGAACATCATACTACCTGCAGGTCCCTCCAACGTGTTGGGACGGTTCTTCTCAACGAATAGCTTAGTAGTATTCCGAATAACCTCATCGTCATTGTGCTTGTCCCGCTGCAGACTGATGACTACAGAGGCACGTTGGCCCAACATCTTACAATATTTGAAGTCCCCATCATCATTTGTGTGACCGATCGATATGATGCCTACACCCAATTCAGCTGCCAGCTTAGACAACCTGATTGCCAGTGTAGCAAGTGCACTCTCACGGCCTTCGTCTGATGCGATAGACAGCACATCTTGAATAGGTTCGAACATAATAAACTTACAGCCGTAACCTTTGGCCAACAGTTTGATCTGGTCAACCAGCTCCTCAATGCCATCCTCTTCCTTCATGTAGTACTGGAAGAATGTCCCCTTCGAACTGATGCGCTCGATGGAAGCCTCAACGTCATTCACACGGTCCTTCTCAAACACTAGGTCCTTACGGGTCAGATTATCCTGAAGATCGTATGACACAAGGCCCAACAGGGTGCGAACCTTAGTCTCTTCAAGATGCCATGCAGCAAATGGTACATCCCGTTGCAGGAAGTTCCACTCAAGGTAGCGCATGAGCTCAGTCTTACCAATGCCTGTGGGTGCTTTGAACAGCGTGAAGTGACCGCTCATGATGCCCAGTATCTTCTCATCCAGAGCATGGATACCTGTAGGGACATATGAGAAGTCGTCCTTCTCACGGAACAGCTTCAGGAAGTCAGTTGGACTATTGTAAATGTTGTCCGGTGTAAACTTGCCGGCATTCCACCACAGCTGATTGAACCGCTTGGCATCTCCAGCATTGAGGAAGTCACAGGCATCTTTGAAGTCACCATGATCAACACGTTTGACCTTGCCACTGAAGACACTGTTGAGCCGGTCAGCAATCTTGTTGCCAGCCTCATCATTATCAATTGACAGGATGATCTCATTGAAGCCGCTAAGATAGTTCTTAGCTAAGTCCCAGAACTTCTTCGATGGCGTCGATGATGGTAGTGAGACCACAGGGTTCTCGAAGCGCCCATCTGTGTTAATCATCTGATAGGCAGCCATTGCGTCCTCTTCACCCTCAGTGATCGTGATCTTTTTTGAACAGCCTTTGGGGAACAGCTGTTGACCCCACAGCTCACCAGCCACAGAACCAACACTGTAGAAGTCCTTAGGGAAGGTTCGCACCTTCATTGCACCAGATGGGTAGGTGTACTCGACAGCCACCATATCCTTCGACACAGGGTCCTTAACTGTAACAGCATTGTATTTCTTACGTACGTCTGTCTTAATATTACGATATTCGTCACTCGACCGTTCACCTTGTATTGGCTCACGTACATTCGAAACCAACGAGACCACATTGTCGGTGGCAGCCATAGGTTCAATCCCTTTCTCAAGATCAGAAGGATAGGGGTATCTTTCCCTTGAACCTTCATCTAATTTAACCGCTCTTTTAGGTGGATAATTGCCACCACATGAATGACATTTTCCTATGCCACTTTCGTTGTTGTAACAGAATGCATCACTTGAAGAACAGTCCTCAAATGGGCACTCCTGTTTGTTCATCTCCATCTTAATCTCCACTTATGTACACAGTTGTAAACAGTTGTTTTTTAACCTTAGTTTTCAAAAGTCGTTTAACAACTGCCTAACAATTGTGTACCTATGTATCTATATAACCGCATTAAAAAGGGCAATAGTAACCCCTTAGAGGAAAAAATCGTCGGAATTAAGCCCTCTTTTCTCCAACTGTTGCCGAAGTGCAACATATGATCTCTGTTGAATGTGGTGGACAGCCTCCCTAGTGATGCCTAACTTGTCTGCAATGTACTGCTGCGTTCGACCATTCTGAGTGCATTTGATAACATACCGCTGCTTCAAGGTAAGGGCTTCGACGGCCTCCCTGATAGTAGTCAAGTGTCGCTCAATATTGGCTGTCACTTCAGTTGCACGATGCTCTAGTCCATCAACGTCCCAGCCGTCCGATACAATGTCATGCCTAGTCATGGGTTCCCCTTCTTCGCTCAAGGATTTCACTTCTTCATCAAGGGACACAAATTGCGTACCTTTGTGTATAGGTGCTTCCCTGCTGATAAAGTCTTTTGCTGCACCTTCAAGTCTCTGCTTAAGATATACGCTAATGTGCACCTTCTTAATACCGGCGTCCTCTTTTCTTCGAAGATGTTTTCCGCATGAAATTGTAAGAGCTTCAAACAAGGCTGACTGCAACTCTGCGACAGTGTAGGTGGTATCGTTTGGGTCGTTCCTTTCATAGGCAATCTTGTTTACCAAGGGCATGTACTTTTCAACGTCCCTGTTCCTACGCTTAATTTCAGCGTCAGTAAGATCAAGGTTCAAATCTTTGTCGTGGTAATGGTTCTTTTGCATAATTTATATTCCCAAGTTTGTATATACGTGATTGCGGGGCTTTACAGCGTCCACAGGGGCCATCGTGGTGTCGGTAGGTGTACTGGACCATGTTTTTGTAAACGGCTGCACACGCTGCTCTGCGTTGAAAGTAACAACATTGACTACGTGCATCAGGTCGTACGGCCGAACTTTCATCGACGCTTGCCTCCGTAGCTCATGTCTGGCCTCAAGATAGGTCAGCCCAGTCTTGGTGACCAGATAGCGTTTGATCGTCCTGACGTTGTCCTCTGTAGCTGGGCGGGACATATCCCGACGCCGGCGCTCTTCGTAAGCGATACCGTAGCACCGCTGTTGATTGGTGGACAGATCCTGCATCCACATTTCTGTTTGCTCTTCGTAATCAATAATCATTTCATTGCCTTTCTGTATGCTTCTTCAGGGGTCAGTTTCTTGCTTTGGACAAGGCGGTGGTATTCATCCATGTCCGATTCATGACGTTGCTTCAGGTCCTTCATGTTATGATAGAAGTGGATGATTGCTGCCCCTATAGTCAGCAGGACAAACATCAGGCTGATGGCTCCCAATGTTGCCACCATTGTAAATTGCATATCACTCATTGTCATTGCCTTCCTCTGTGTGATTGTAACCAGCTGTGAACTCCTCCACAGCGCCGTGGATTGAAGGGTCGTATTCTACGATAGCCCATTGGTATTCATACATTGCATCAATGTCATCTGAGATAGCTGCACGGTAAAGTCTGCCCCCATTAATCAGATACTCTTCGTATGTCCAGTCCCACAGGTCTGACTCTGCCGTTGCAAGATCAGGGAACAGGTGGCGCTCCCATTGGTCCCACCTGTCCTGTGCTACCACGTATTCTGTCCGGTCTACCATTACCATGCTCCCATTTTCTCTAGTGCTTCCCGGTCACGGTCCTGAATTGGCCGCCGGTCATTAGGGTGTTGCTTCATGTATTCAATTGCAGCTGCACATACTCTACCAAAGTGCTGCTGGTCTTCGTTACGGAAGATCATCTGAGCAATGCTAGCCTTGTAAGGGTTGATGATCAGCATAGCCTCTTGCCAAAAGATCGCTGCATCTGTTCCCATCGCTGGGCATTTGGCCTTCAGCATACCTTTGCGTTTGCCTCTTGATACCGTAGCTGCATCCATTGCTGCCACGAAGCGTTCTGCGATTTCCTGTTCTTCACTCATGTTTAATTTCCTTCTACGTATGGGCGACCGTCGCGGGATTGCAACATCGCATATTGTGAGTTGAATACGGGCTCGTAGGTGTCAGCCCGCACGAATGTTTTTACCTTGTAAGGGTTGTACGTTACAGGGAACATATCTTTCAATACGTCCCTGCCCAAACTGTGGTCGCCAATGTAGCCTCTGGCAAACGCATGGACGTTCTTACGGCCTTCCTGCAGCACACGTCTGCGTCCAGCTGGCTGCACTACCCATTCGACGTTGCAAAGATCGACGGTCTTCATGTGGCCAACAACACGCCCTTTGTGACGTACGCTCCAAATCTTTTTGTGCAGGTTCCAGTACACCTCTACTTTCTTACGTTTATTCAAACCGCTCATTCCATTTCTCCCAAATATCGTTACAAACTTCGTTATCGGCATAGTCGCTCACTAATGTGCTTCCGTCCTCTTCATTGCCCCAGATCAGATAGAACCAGCCATGACCCGGCCCGACCTTACCTATTGTTAAGTGGTCTTCACCAGTGTTGCCAATGGCCTCGATGATAGAAGCAAAGTTGGCACAGCGCCTACAGGCCCACTCTTCACCATCGTTAACGGAAATATTGTACCCACGTTCAAGAATGATCTTGACCAGTGCCTTGGCAGCGCGTCGCTTACCTTGTGAAAATCCTTCGTACATTGTGTTTCCTTTCTTATTCACAAATCCACCAACCGCCATTATTGGGGTTGTGTGTCCATCCTTGTTTACGTTTGGCTACGCTGCCGCTTACCTGCTTGAACTTGCCAATGGGGACAACCTTGCCGTTCTGGTACAAGAGTGTCGCATCGCGCCATGCACGGGCCCGTTTCTCAGGCTTACTAATGTGTAGGACGCAATCCTGTTCACTACAGAAGAGAGCTCCAATGCTAGGGGTGCGATCACCTGTATCATTAACCGGACCTGTCCTGAAGAACTGGTCAGCAGGTAGGATAAAGGAAGGATTGACCTCACCTTCCCAAGAACCTTGCAGTTCGACCAGTTCAAAACCGTTCAAATCGCATGATAGTTTAAGAATTTCATGGCTTTGTTCGTGGTCATCAATCTCAAAGATGATAAACTCCTGCCACATATTTGGGCTGCTGTGGCTGCATACGCCGCTGTTTAGATTATTCATTACCATAATATTTCTCCTTAGTACAAATCTTGTTCATCGTTTTCATATACAGCTGCGGCCTTGTCGTACGCCGCTTGTTTATATGCTTGTGGATTGACCCACTCTTCATATGAGATTACTTCGTAGCCGCAAGCAGCTTGCTCCGCTGCCCACTCCTGATATGTTTCATAGGGTGTCATTTGAATATAACTCCATTAATTTCAGCCAACTGTTTGGCTATGTATAGCGCAGGTATGCCGTCAAACGTAGCGAACGCAAGACCGCTTGAATAGTCAGGTCCATCATTACCATACCTAGCAAGGACTGTTGATATCCCGCAGTGGTACAGGTCAAACACTTTTTCAGACACTCTTACTGTACCTAAAAAAGTGCAGTGCTCACAATCATGTGTGTAGTGTGGTCTCATCGCCCTTGTACCTCATCATACGCCATAGCCAGACGGTATATCTCGTTTCGGCTTTCCTCTTTTGCCTCATCTGAGGCATTAGGGTTCTCGATCACCATCAGATGAATTTGTGTGGCATAGAACCACGATGGAGCCATTGTTTTGTCAGTCATGATTTTTATCCTTTAAGCTATGCAATCGACGTGCAGCTGTGACACTGCTTCTGCCGTTGCCAATGATTTGTTTGGGCCACGTCCTGCTACAAACGCGCACCATGTGTCCCACCAATATTCACTGGTTCCACTAGCGTCGCACAGTTCGTTGTACAACGCAATCTTTTTGTAGACCGTTTCGTCCTTGGTCGCAGTACTAAACTTGAACTGTTGTGGTCCAATGCCAAGGCGGGCCAGATTATGGGTATCAAGACAGCTGGTCTTGAAGCCTAACAGCTGCAACATGAAGGAAGCCTTCACGATACCTAAGCCCGGGCATTCCCTAGCGATATACATCTGTGCTCCTGCCCTGTCCCCGGCATGATAGAAGGCAACCAACCTGTCCAACAAGCCCCATTGCCCTGTCAGCCAATCAATAGCCTGCTTCTTATGTCCCCATACGTGGACTGAGTCAGTGCCGTTGCGCTCCCAATCTTTCATCTGGGCAGGTACAGTAACCAACCCTGATTGTATGGTCAGCACAGTGAACACTCCTGCCCTACATACCTGTTCATCTGGGTCACGTGTCCACGTGCCCACATGGGCAAGCGATAAATGCTCCATTGCTTCTTTATACATCACTTTGCTTCCTTCCTGCGCACTGGCATTAGGATTGTGCCGGCTGGGCCGGACGTATATACGCGGGCACTTCCGTCGATTAGGCGGGACTGGGCGTCCCATTTGGTTATGGTGCGCAGCTTTCCCGCGCTGGTATAAATTCTGTACATTTTGATTTTCCTTGTAATTGACCACTGCTCCGGCGGGCCGCGCCGTGATAGTACCACGTAGTGATAGTAGAGAGAGAGTGTTGGGGGCCGGAGCCCCCGCTGTTTATTCATATGCTGCTCGTGTTGCAGCTTCGCGTTCGGCCATCAGCTGCTCTTGCTCTTCGAAGAGTGCGATGATGCGCCCCTGCGTTATCTTTACTTCTTCGCGCCACAAGGCGACATAGTCTTCCGTATATTCGCCAGTCATTACACCTAGGTTGGCTTCAGCATATAGGCGGCTTTGAGCGGCATGGGATTTTAACAGGTTCGACAATACCATTTTGGGTGTTGGCTTCATTTTTAACTTTCCTTTTGCATAGGTCAAATGCACGTTATTGTGCACTTGTAACTAGGCAATTGACCACTGCTATGGCGGGCCGGACCGTGATAGTACCACGTAGTGATAGTAGGAGAGTGTTGGGGGACCGTAGTCCCCCGCTGTTGTTAGACGGTTATCTGTTGGAATTTTGCAATAACTGCGGCAATCTCAGCAGCCGCATCTTTCACGGCTTGGCTTGCGTCATCATCTACCTTTTTGAGTAGGTTAAGCTCCGCCTTAAAGAAGTCAAAAGCTTTGGCTTCCCGCTCTGGGAATAAAGCTTTGACTTTAGGACCGAAAAATGAGCATTCACCTAAAGCACATAAATCGGCGTGGAATTGTGTCGCTTTCCGATCGCCTTTAGGCAATGTGATGGTAATCGTGCCCGTTTCTTTATCCCGCTTCACTTTCATGGTGGTGGAAAGTTTGGCCACCTTTTCAAAGTATTTGCCGTGGTCACTTGCAGTCAACAGTTTGACTAGAGGGGTGGTGTTTCCATGCTCAATAATGTTTTCGACGCAGCGTTCAAACGCTACCTTAGCAGCTGCGCCGTTGCCGGCTTCACGTTTCAGGTAATTGTTAACTGTTTTCATAGCGGTATTTGTCATGATATTTTTTCCTAGTTTGGTTAAGTATTGCACAATGAAAAGCACCATTTGTTGGTACGTTTCACGCTGCAATAGCGCCCGGTTGCCCGGTTTTACCTGTCGTCTTAAGCCCCCCCGGTATCATCACTTCGCTAGCGCCGCTAGCTTTCCACGTAATCCGGTATTTCCTACCCCTAGATCAAAAAGCTAGGGCGACGGGTGCGCATTCCACATATTTTGGTCAGCCCATATGTCAGGGGCATGGCTTGAACTGTTGTATTCGCGCGGCAATGGGCCTTGTTAAATCCGCCTCAAAGTGCGGCTCCCAAATTTTTTCCTCAGCGCGGGCGGTATCAACATAGGTGCCCGGGGGCGGTATATGCTGAAAGTGCCTATTGGCGTGGGTTTGGCTGGCGTCTCCGTGTTTGTTTCGATTTACCTAATCTAGCGTTTTGATCAGGATAATCAACACCTAATTGATCACATAATGTTACAACATTGAAACAATTATCACATGTTAACATGTTAAGCAGTTTGCCTTTATTGTGTAATAGAACGCGACGCGCGCGTGGATGACAACCAACATAATGTCAAGGGGCAAATGATAGAAGTTCGTAGGTTATCCACAGATAGTTGAGGTATTGGAAAATTATTCCTGTTTGCAGCTGGATAGTAGAATAATATTGCTTGAACAACGTTCAGACATTTTATGGCCTAGGGTACCGGAAAAGTAAAAAACGTCTGAAAACGGCTTAAAATGGCCGTAAACGTGTCAATAGGTATAATGACTGTTATCCACAAGTTATTTGCAGGCTGCCAGCTGGACATATTCCAATGTATGAATATGTAACACATTCAAACGTTTGCATATAAAGGTATCTTTATGTTACAAAATGCCACGCGAATGTATCCAAACGGTAACATAAGCATATCGTTATATAACCAAACGGTAACATAAGCATCTCGTTATATAACCAAACGGTAACATAAGCATATCGTTATATTCGAATATGTGCATGTGTCCCCTTAGAATAGTAGTGTTGCACATTGGCCACAGTGGTGTGGTAATAATGTCACAGGGGTCCCCCGGGGGGCACGGGCCTTTGCTGCGTAGTACAATGCACCTTAAGAAAATCTCAGAAAAGTTTGGCTCCCTAGGCTTCCCTATGTCCATGAGCCCTTGACTACCCACGAAGCCCCATATGGTCATTTGAATACCCATGTCCTCTGTTCTAGGACCAAGGACACTTTCGAGCACCGATATCTGACCTGTGACCCCTGTATGGACATCTAGTGAAGCTCTGCTGAGCGTCTGACCTGTGACAAATATATCACACCTGACAACAAAAGCGCCCTACAGATGAAAACAAATGTGTTTATTTTGTGACAGGGGGTTACTATTGCCCTTTTTAATGCGGTTATATAGGTATACAGAGGTACTCTCAAGTTACCCAAGTTTCAACAGCTGTCTTACAGTTGTACCTTTCCTCATTCATTAAAAATTAAACAGCTGTACCTTTTCTAAAATAATTGAAATTAAACAGCTGTCTTACAGTTGAAACTTTTCTAATATCATTAAAATCTAACAACTGTCCTACGTATGTGCACCTATGTGTACATAGGGGGCTGTCCCTACAATAGGAGGCCATCATGGCTAAGAGTATCTCAGACTTCATCAAACGTGCAAAGAAACACATCACATCCCCTAAAGCATCAGGGGCACAGATGCACAGACACAGCAACAGCTCCAACCCTCCCACAGGAGTTAACACTGTAAAAGGTGAATCCCGTGCACAGTCGGATTACCGTGCTGCTAAGATCAATGCTGCCCGTGAAGCCTACAAGGCACGTAAGGCCGGTAAGACTACTCAGTCTGCACCTGCACCCGGGGCATCAACTCAGCCACGATCGCCCTCCAGTAAGGCAACTGCAAAGTTCCCTGCACCTAAGAACTACCCACGTACTACTCCTGAAGAAGGTGGCGGCTTGGCTCCTCCAGTTAAACGGAAGCATTCACCTAAGCCAGATAATGTCTACGGTAAGAAGAGTGGTCCACAGGCCAAGAAGCCTGATAATGTTTATGGTAAGAAGAGTGCTGCACCTAGTCCTAAAAGTAGCAGCATGACTCTCCGTGAGTCCTTTGCTAAACAGAACAAAGGTAACAAACGCTACGGGCCAGCAGCTGGTCAGGCTGGGAACAGACCTGCAGCTCAGCAGGGGGGAGCACCTTCGCACGCAGAGAACGCTAAGCTAGCACGTAAGGTCAAGTCACGTAAGAACCCACGTAGCCGTATCACATCAGGTAAGGCATCCACAGCACAAGCTGCAGGGAAAGCTCTTTCCACACGCCGTAAAAACAAGAAACCGGGTCAACGCTAATGTCTCTCTTTGAACAGTCACAACTACGCAGTGTTAACAACATCATCCGTACGAAGTCACTGTTCCTAGAGACCTCCTACGACGATGACTCTGAAGCAGTCATGACCCTCAAAGAGGCTGACTGGACAACTAAGGACGGCAGGAAACTGCTGTCCCTCCGCCGTCTCTTTGTAGAGTACACCCTAGACGACCCCAGTGAATATGAGTTCGCTATGGAGGTCTTTGGCTCATGGGAAGTATGGTTGAAGGTACGATCGGCTAATAAGCCCATCATTGCAGCTGTGCAGAAGGCTAGAGAAGAGGCTGACATCAAACGGAAGTCCCTAGCGTTCAAGACAGTCATCCATAGTGTCAAAGAGGGCAACGCAACATTCCAAGCCCAGAAGTGGCTTGTAGACGAACCTTGGAAGGCCAAACCTACCACTAAGGACGGACGCAAGGAGAGAGCTGAACAAGCCACCCGTGCTGAAGAGGCCTTTGTGAAAGAAGGGTTTGACTCCGACCTTGAGCGTCTGAAAGAAGAAGGTCTGATAAACTAATGGCTAAAACAGCAACGCTTACGACTATTGTAGCTGGCTTCGCGTCTGCTGCTGCCTACAATTCAAACTTCGCTAATCTTAACACTGCACTCGAGAACACTTTGTCTCTCGACGGGTCAACTCCAAATGCAATGGGAGCTGACTTCGATCTGAACAGCAACAACATCATTAACGGTGGCACAGCTGCTTTCTCAAGCGTTACTGTTGGTGGCATTGATATGACCACACAGGCTGCCGCTGCCGCTGCTTCAGCTGCTGCTGCCCTTGTATCTGAAAACAACGCTGCTACCTCTGAGACTAATGCTTCTACCTCTGAGGCTAATGCTGCTACCTCTGAGACTAATGCTGGCACAAGTGAAACAAACGCAGGTACTTCTGAGACCAATGCGGCTGCCAGTGCAGCTGCTGCTCTCGTATCTGAGAACAACGCCCTAGGTGCATCTACGTACCAAGGAGCATGGGTTACTGCTACGGCATACTCCTTAAACGATATCGTTACCAACAACGGCACAAGCTACATTTGTGCTACCGCGCACACCTCTGGAGCGTTAGACGATGAACCCGGCACAGGTGCAGTTGAAGGCACATACTGGGACATCCTAGCCTCCAAAGGTGACACAGGCGCTACTGGAGCCACAGGTGCTCAAGGTGATGCAGGTGCTACTGGTGCAACCGGAGCCACTGGTGCAACTGGCCCTGCTGGTGCTGACGGTGCTGATGGTTCAGCAGCTACGGTAGCTGTAGGTACAGTTAGTGCCGGGGCAGCTGCTGTTGTCAATTCTGGCACATCCTCTGCTGCAGTATTCGACTTCACTCTGCAGACGGGTGCAACTGGTGCAACTGGTGCTGCTGGTGCTGATGGTGCAGACGGTATCTCATTGAACTGGCAAGGCGCTTATAGTGGCGTTACTACATACGCTGTACAGGATGCCGTGTCTGACCAGAGCAGTTCATGGATATGTGTAGCTGCAACCACAGGCAACGCTCCTCCAACCCTGCCGACTGAGACTAACACTTGGTGGGAACTCGTTGCAAAGGTAGGCGCGGAAGGCCCGGCCGGCGCTGGCTCCGGTGATATGCTAAAGTCTGAGAACCTCTCTGGACTAGCTAACTACACCACAGCACGTTCGAATATGGGTTTGACTATTGGTACGGATGTACAGGCGCATTCTGGTATTCTTGATGGCACGACCGCTTCGTTCACCGTCGAAGGCGCTAGTTTGTTGGTCACAGCTTTTGGTTGGGGTAATCATGCGTCAGCGGGTTATCTTACAGACATCACTGGTCAGGCCACAGGCTCACTGTCTGATGTTACGATTACCTCAATTGCTTCTGGTGAGATCCTTAAGTGGAACGGTACGGCGTTCATCAACAACACCCTTGCTGAAGCTGGCATTGCTGCTGCCTCTCATACGCACACTGCTGCTGATGTCTCTGACTTTGATACAGAGGTAGCAAACAACTCTGCTGTCACAGCTAACACAGCCAAGGTATCCAACGCCACTCACACGGGTGACGTAACGGGTTCCACAACGCTGACTATTGCTGATAATGCGGTTACTGCTGCAAAACTGGCAGACACAGCCGTCACTCCCGGCTCATACACAGCCACAGACATTACTGTGGATGCACAAGGCAGGATCACTGCTGCGTCTAATGGTTCTGGTGGGGGAGGTGGTGGAGCTGGTGAATACACTCGCAAGACGACTACCTATACCGCCGTTGCTGGTGATCTACTGTCTGCTGACACTTCTGGTGCAGCCTTCACGATCACGCTACCCATCACTCCGACTGAAGGTGACATTGTTACCATCCGGGATGCTGATGGCTCATGGGCAACCAAAAACCTGACCGTTGCACGTAATGGTGAAACTATTGAAGGTGCGGCTGAAGACCTTGTGTGTGACATTGACAACGCACGGGTTGAACTCTCGTACCTTGATGGTAGCTGGCGTACAAGTATGTCTGCTTCTAACTCCGGTACATTCGAAGGTGCTACCGAGACGTCTGTTAAGGCGGCTCTGGATGGCGCAACCATCACCACGACAACTGTGGTTGGCACCGATAAAGTGCTGCTACAAGATGCCAGTGATGCTGACAACCTGCGGACTGACACTGTAACCAACCTTCTGGCACTTGCCGGTGGTGGTGGTGGCGGTTTCAAGAGCATCCAAGCGTTCACTTCAAGTGGCACTTGGACTAAACCTGCTGGCATAACCAAGGTACTCGTCTTCGTAACGGGTGGTGGTCACGAGGGTGGTGGTTCTAGTGGCGCTACTAATGGTGGCGGTGGCGGCGGTGGCGCTGGCGCTACGGCAATTCAGATGCTTGATGTAACTACCCCAACAACATCTACGATTACAGTTGGATCACAGGGCCAGACATCTACATGGGCCGATGGCACCAACACCAATGTTACGGCAAGTGGTGGGAGTGCTGGTAGTAACAGTTCAGGCCTAGCTGGCGGTGCTGGTGGTTCTGGTTCATCGACTACAACTGGCGCTGCCCTAAGCATAAGTGGCGGTGACGGTACTGGCGGTAGTGTTGGTAACTCAGATAGCTCTATCCCCTCGTTTGGTGGCTCTGGTGGCATTGGCGGCGCATCCTTCTGGGGTGGCGGCGGTGCTGGTGGTTACGCTAGTACAGCAACTGATGTTACCGGTGGCGCTGGTAAAGCCTACGGCTCCGGTGGCGGCGGCGGTAAAGGTAACAATATCGACGGAGGTGCTGGTAAACCCGGCGTTGTATTCGTAATGGAGTTTGAATAATGGCTACACTATCTAGTCTCCACGTCCCAGCGGCAACACTCGCTGGTACAGAGACACTCACAAACAAGACCCTCACCACGCCGGTTATCTCTGGTGCGGCCCAAGAGGATCAGGTGTCTTTGACAGGTACAACACCCGCCATCACTGGCGTGGTTCAATACTGGACGCTCACAGGTAACAGTACCCCAACAAGCAGTCTGGCTGATGGTGAGACTGCAATCGTTCACATTGATGATGGCACTGCCTACACGATTACGTGGACGATGGTTAATCAATGGATTGGTGGCACTGCTCCAACCTTGGCAACCACTGGCTACACAGTCGTGATGATCTGGCGGGTCAACGGCACTGTCTATGGAACACACGTAGGAGACCTATCGTGATTGGTTTTTCCAAGTTGATTGGAGGGGGAGGCTCCCTCCCACCTCTTGGGGTCACTTACGTTGGCTCCAACGGGTCATCCTCTGACGCTGAAGACTATACATTCTCCAGTGCCAGCCTTGGTACGAATACAACCAGTGACTATTGGCTAATCACATGCGGAGGCAGAGCAGGTAACGCTGATCGTTATGTGGTGGATGTCACTATTGATGGACAGATACACGATGTCCATTGGCGTCCTACTTACGACCCTACAGGTAAGAGTAGTGATGCCATACTTTCATATATGGCATTGGTCCCGTGTACTGGTTCCTCAACAGGCACTATCCTTATTGATGGCGCTGGTGGAAATTGGCAGTCAGGTGGTTACAGTCTCTTTGTATTGACTGGTTTGCAAAGCACTACCGCTATCAACGAAGTCCAAACGATCGTTGATGTTGGTCAGTCAATAGGACAATCAGGTTCGACGGGGGCTATAACTTTTGCCTCACTTACAACAAACAGTTCTAGTCCTCCAGATGAGAAACCTGCAAGTGGTTGGACTATAGGTGCAAGTAGTCAAGTTCTTCAGGGCAGTGGTAACAGCTACCACTCTTCTGGGTACTACCCGAACACGGGAGACACTAATGTCTCAATGAACCTTCTTCCGGGTGGTGATAGGGAAAGCCAGTTGTTTGTTACACTGAGATAAGGAAAAACTATGCAATATATTTACACCCCCGAAGAGGGGCAGTTTGAATACCCAGTGGGTCTGGCTGATCTTAGAGCCAAGAACCCAACCGTGTCCTTCCGTCGCAACATCCTCGATATTCCAGAGAGTGTCTTGAATGACTACGACTTCCATATCGTCCACGAAGTAGACAGACCGACAATCACTCACTCTGAGATGTTGGTTCGTGCTGACCCTGTTCAGATTGATGGTGTCTGGCACAGTGCTTGGGACGTGATTGCTGACCCTGATTACGTTGCCAGTGCCCGTCGCCTCAGTCGGTGGCAGATGATCGCAGCACTCAAGTACGCAGGTATCTACGACCTCGCCATAACAATCCTTGCGGATCTTCCTGAGACTACACCGGAGGAGACCAAGGCTAAGATTATACTTACCTCTGAGTTTGAACATGGACAGGAGTTCTCGAGGAACTCACCACTCGTACAGTTCCTAGTAGAGCAGACCTCATACACACAGTTTGAGGTGGATGAGTTATGGATGGAGGCTTCTGAGTTATGATCATTATCGACCATGAAACAGACCCCAGTTTGAACGTGAAGTTTGAAGCGGGACGTCTAACCATTGGTTGTGCATCTGCTACACCTGAGCAATGGCTTGCCGCTACAGATCGTCAGATACTAGCGACAGGTGGTAAGGGCCGGCTCAAGTGGTGGAAAGAAACTAGAGGCCCATTGTTCGCGAGAGCGCGAGAGGAGGGGCTTCTTGACTGACTATTGCACCCTTTGGCCCGAAGGAGATTGGGCACATTGTTGTAAGGTACATGACCTAGCGTACGAATTAGCTACAGGACGTATTGAAGCTGACATTGAGTTAGCTAAGTGCGTAGCGCAGTCAAACCCTCTCATGGGTGTTGTCATGGGCGCAGGTGTTATTGCCTTTGGTTGGTTCTTCTACAAGAGAAAGAAATCAAATGGACTCAATAGAAGAGATAAGAATACGGGCTGAAAACGATCTGGAGTTCTTTATCTCTCTAGTGGCCCCAACGCAGGTACTGGGCGACTGCCACAGGGAAGCACTTGAATGGTGGAGCCGTGAAGACGCTAAGGCCTTCCAGTTGCTCCTGTTCCCACGGGACCACGGTAAGTCACGTCTGGTAGCCTACAGGGTTGCACAGGCCCTAGCAAAGGACCCTACGCTCCGTGTGCTGTACATTTCAGCCACAGCCAACTTGGCAGAGAAGCAGCTAGGGTTCATCAAGGGATTGATCGACAGCCCTATATTCAAACGCTACTGGCCTGAGCACCTTCATGTTGAAGAAGGCAAACGGACCAAGTGGACAAACACAGAGATCGGGCTTGACCACCCTCTGCGTAAGAAGGAGAACATTCGTGAACCTGCTGTTTTCACCGGAGGCCTTACAACTAGCCTCACTGGGCTTCATTGTGATATTGCTGTCCTCGATGATATTGTTGTAGCAGAGAACGCCCTGACACAAGAAGGTCGTAACAAGGTAGCCTCCCAGTATTCACTGTTGGCATCCATTGAAGGGGCTGACGCACAAGAGTGGGTCGTTGGTACACGCTACCATTCGAAAGACCTGTACAACAGTCTCATGGAGATGCGTGAAATACTTTTTGATAAAGAAGGTAACCAGCTGGGCGAAGAGCCTATCTACGAAGTCTTTGAGCGTCCTGTTGAGGACATGGGGGATGGCACTGGTCAGTTCCTGTGGCCACGACAGCAACGTAAGGATGGCAAGTGGTTTGGGTTTGATATCCCAACGCTGGCTAAGAAGAAAGGTAAGTATCTCGACAGAGCACAGTTCAGGGCCCAGTACTACAATGACCCGTCTGACCCCGACAACGTACCTGTAAGCCGCGACAAAATCCAGTACTTCGATAGGAAGCATCTGGTTCTCGAAGGCTCCTACTGGTACTACAAGGGTAACAGGTTGAACGTATATGCTGCCATCGACTTTGCTTTCTCGCTGAGTACCAAGGCTGACTATACGGCTCTGGTGACGATCGGTGTAGATGCTGAGAACAATGTGTACGTCATAGATATCGACAGGTTCCGTACGGACAGGATATCAGACTACTTTGAGCATATCTTCGATGCGCACACCAAGTGGTTCTTTCGTAAGATGAGGGCTGAGGTAACTGTAGCCCAGATGGCTATTGTGAAACAACTCAAAGAACAGGTTAAGACACATGGGCTATCTCTTGCTATTGAAGAGTATCGACCTAACAAACAACAGGGCAACAAAGAAGAGCGCATCAGTTCGATCTTGGAGCCTAGGTATGACAATCTTCAGATGTGGCATTATCGCGGTGGCAATACTCAGTATCTGGAAGATGAGTTGAGTATGCGTAACCCGCCTCACGATGACGTGAAGGATGCACTGGCTTCAGCTGTTGATATGGCAGTCAGACCAACAAGGTCCTTAGGACGCGAACGGAAATCAAACATTGTGTGGGCTAACTCGAAATTCCGCGCAGGGAGCAGATAATGACAACGACAATTGATGTAGAGCACCTTCTGTCCCCAGACCAGCTGGCGGTAGAGATTGGCAACCAGTGGACAGAGTGGCGTATGCTACGTCAGAACTGGACTGACCAGACTAAGGAAATCCGTAACTACGTATATGCTACGGACACCACAAGCACAGCTAATGCTATCTTGCCTTGGTCTAACACAACCACTACACCTAAGCTGACACAGATTGCTGACAACTTACATGCAAACTATACAGCAACCCTGTTCCCTCAGGCTAACTGGGTACGTTGGTCAGCCTCCAGCATGGAAGATGCTAAGCAGTATAAGACCAAGCGTATCAAGGGATACATGAGTACCAAGATCAAGCAGTCCAAGTTCGTACAGACGCACCATGAACTGCTGAGAGACTACATCCTGTATGGCAATGCTTTCTCAATGATCAAGTGGGTAGACGACTACAGCGTCATGGAGAATGGTGAAGTACACCAGCGGTACAAGGGCCCTATGCTCTGCCGTATCAGCCCTTATGACATCATGTTTAACCCTGCTGCCACAACCTTCATTGACAGCCCAAAGATCGTCCGGTCACTTAAGACCCTTGGTGAACTGAAGAGGGAAGCTGACCACAACGGCAACCTCCTGTTCAAGGAAGCATTTGAGAGAACAATGTCTGCACGGGCGCACGTACGCTCTACAGACGCACACTATGAGAAGGGCGAAGGCTTCACAGCTGACGGCTTCTCTAACATCCAGCAGTACTACAACAGCGACTACGTTGAGGTGCTGACGTTCTACGGTGATATGTACAACAAGGAAAACGGTGAGTTCATGACTGACCGTAAGATCACGATCATTGACCGTGCGTATGTTGTAGGTAACGAAGAGAACCCATCGTGGCACGGTAGAGCTCCTATCCACCACGTAGGCTGGCGTGAACGTCCTGACAACCTTATTGCAATGGGTCCACTGGATAACCTTATCGGCCTCCAGTACCGTATTGATCACCTTGAGAACCTTAAGGCTGACGTGTTCGACCAGATCGCGTATCCTGTCCTGAAGATCAAGGGTGACGTTGAGGACTTCGACTTTGAGCCGGGAGCACGTATCTACCTAGGTGAAGAGGGTGACATTGGTTACCTTCAGCCAGATGCTACTGCCCTACAGGCTGACATGCAGATCAATCAGCTACAGCAGCTAATGGAAGAGCTGGCAGGTGCACCTAAGCAAGCTATGGGTATTCGTACCCCCGGCGAGAAGACAGCTTTTGAAGTGCAGTCCCTGCAGAACAGTGCTGGCCGTATCTTTGAACACAAGACTGCTCACTATGAGCGCATGTTCATTGAAGTACAGCTGAATGATATGTTGGCTATGGCTGCACGTCTGCTTGATACTGAA